CCGCCCGAGATTTCGCTGGCCTTCAACAAGCCGATCGAGCATGAGACCTCCATCGAGGCCATCGACAAGCCCCTGGAGAGCGAATACGCCCAGGCCCTGCTGATGGCCGAGGACCCCATCACCATCCAGATCGAGCCCGGCCAGGAAGAGAACGCGCCCAAGGTCGTGGACTGCTGGGTCAACGGCAAGGGCGCCGAGGTCATGGACCCGCGCACCGGCAAGTGGATGGAGCTCAACTGCCTGCCCATCGGCGGCCCGATCACCACGAAGCGCAAGTACGTCGAGGTCCTGGCCCGTGCCAAGTTCGACAACATCCAGACCAAGACCGGCGACATGACGCAGGAGCTGCCGGAGAACCGCATCGTGCGCAACACCGGCCGCAAGGCGGTGTTCTCCGTGCTGCACGACCCCAACCCCAAGGGCAGAGACTGGCTGGTCCGCCTGATGTCCGAGCGTTAATCCGGGGGACGCAATGAACTACCTCCAACTGGCCCAGAAGACCCGCCGCAAGTGCCGCATCAGCGGCAACGGGCCGTTGAGCCTGACGGGCCAGAGCGAGGAGTACAACCGCATCCTGGACTGGGTCAACGAGGCGTGGATGTTCATCCAGCGCAAGCACGAGGACTGGCGCTGGATGCGCAAGAGCGCGACGGCCGTCACCGTGCTGGGTCAGAGCACCTACAGCCCGACCACGGCTTTCGGTCTCACGGACTTCGGGCACTGGGCGCTGGACTACGAGCGCGACGACACGTTCCGGAACTACGTGACGGCCGAGGGCCCGGCCTCCGAGGTCTTCATGCCTGTCATCGACTACGACGACTGGCGCGACCGCTACCTCTACGGCGCCATCCGTTTCTCGTACAGCCGGCCCATCGAGATCGCGCTGGCGCCCGACAACTCGCTGGCCGTGGGCCCGATCCCGCTGGCTGGATACACGCTGATTGGCGACTACTACGCGGTGCCAACCGAGATGACGTCGGCCAGCGATGAGCCCGGCATGCCGTCGCAGTACCACATGGCCATCGTCTACAAGGCCATGATGTACTACGGCGCCAGCGAGGCGGCGCCCGAGGTCTACGACGAAGGCGAGAAGGAGTTCAAGGCCATCATGGCCGAGCTCGAGCGCGCCCAGCTGCGTCGCATGAACTTGGCCGGGAGTCTGGCCTGATGCGTCGCCCGCGCTTCCCGGAGACGCAGTACAGCTACTACGCCATGCAGGGCGGGCTGAACCTGGAAACGCCCGCCATCGAGATGGACCCCGGCTTCTGCCTGGACGCGCAGAACTACGAGCCGCACCCTGTGGGTGGCTACCGGCGCATCAACGGCTACGAGCGATTCGACGGCCGGCCTTCACCGACATCGGCCACCTACTGGGTTCTCAACGCCACCATCTCAGGCGTCATCGCCGCCGGCAACACGCTGACCGGTGGCACGAGCGGCGCCACGGGCCGTGTGCTCGGGGTCTTCGGCAGCACCATCGTGCTTGGCCGTGTGGCCGGGATTTTTCAGACCGGTGAAAACCTACTGATTGCGGCGGCATTGGTGGCTTTGTCCACATCATCCAGCAGTGAGCGCGGCGCTCAATCCGCCTCTGACGATGCCGACTACCGACTGCTGGCGGCCAACGATTACCGTGCCGACATCCAGGCTGTTCCAGGCAGCGGGCCGGTGCGTGGCGTCATGATCTACGCCGACACGGTCTACGCCTTCCGCGACAACGCGCTTGGCACCGCCGGCGATCTGTACCGCAGCTCAGGCAGCGGGTGGCAGCAGGTCACGTTCGGCAACGAGATCCAGTTCAACACCGCCGTCGGCGAGATCTTCGCCGGCGACATCGTGACTGGCCTGACGTCTGGCGCATCGGCGACGGTCGTTCGGCCCCTGCTGCGCACCGGCACATGGTCTGCCAGTGGCGTCGGCACCCTGGTGCTGGGCGCCATCACCAGCGGCCCTTTCCAGAATGGCGAGGCCCTGCAGGTCGGTGGCGTCACCAAGGCCACGGCCACGTCGGCATCGTCTGCCATCACGCGCGCGCCAGGCGGCCGGGTCGAGTACGTTGTGACGGATTTCAACGGTGCCATGACATCCAAGCGCGCCTATGGCGCCGACGGTGCAAACCTGGCCTTCGAATTCGACGGCACCAACTATGTGCCGATCCGCACCGGCATGGCGGTCGACACGCCCAAGCACATCGCCGAGCACCGCAACCACCTGTTTCTGGCCTTCGCCGGCAGCCTGCAGTACAGCGGCATCGGTGCGCCGTACAGCTATACCCTGCTGACTGGGGCCAACGAGATCGCGCTGGGCGACACCATCACCGGCCTGCTGCCGCAGGCTGGCTCAAGCGCTGGAGCCGCGCTGGCAGTCTTCACGCGCGGCAAGACCTCGATCCTGTACGGCTCGAGCAGCGCCAATTTCAGCCTAGTGCCGTCGAACGACGACATCGGCTACACGGCATACACCATGCAGCGCGTGGGCAACGACACCTACGGCATGACGCCACGCGGCATCCAGGCGCTGAGTACCACGCTCAACTACGGAAACTTCACCTTCGGATCGGTCTCTTTCCTGCTGCAGTCCCTGGTGAATCTCAAGGCCGGCATGGCCGTGGCATCGACCACGCTCAAAGCCAAAAACCAGTTCAGGATCTACTTCAACGACGGCACGGCCTTTGTGGTCGGCCTGACCGGCAACAAGGTCAACGGCATCCTGCCGCTGAGCTACGGCGCCCCCGTGGAGTGCATCACAACCGATGAGCTCAGCACGGGTGAGGAGGTCACCTACTTCGGCAGTGACGACGGCTTCGTGTACCGCGAGAGCATCGGCACGAGTTTCGACGGTGACCAGATCGAGGCCTGGATCCGGCCGGTGTTCAACAACCTGCAGTCGCCACTCGTTCGCAAGCAGTTTCGCACCGCTGCATTTGAGGTGAAGTGTGACGGCTTCGCCAAGGTCAACATCACCTATGACCTGGGCTACGCGACACCAGATGTCGAGCCAGCAGCCCCACAGCTGGACCAGAACCTGCTGGGGGCCGGCGGCTATTGGGATCAGTTCACCTGGGACGAATTCAACTGGGATTCCCCAGTGGTGAGCGAGACGCGCATTTCCATTGACGGCACCGAGAAAAACATCAGCTTCCTGTTCTACAGCAACAGGGCACAGGACGACAGCCACACGGTTCAGGGCGTCAACCTGCTCTACACACCGCGGCGATTGCAGCGCAGCGGTAGCTAACACACGGGCCTGCCAAGCGCAGGCCTTTTGCATTTCGGAGCGACTATGGCAAATCCGTATTACACGCCAACTGGTAACCCGCCGAACCAGACGCGCGGCACCAGTGCGTTGGTCCGCAACGAGTTCGACAGCATCGAGGCCGGATTCGACGATGTCTACGCTGAGATCCTGGCGCTGGCCGCCGCCATTGGCGTGGCCGTCACGGTCTCCGAGGTGCCGCTTGCCTCAGCCAGCACCACCGACATCGGTAACGGCTACGGTCCGGCCCTGCTGATCACGGGCTCCAACCCCATCAACTCATTCGGTGCCAACTACAAGGGTGGAATCTTCCTTCGATTTCAGGGATCTCTGCAGATCAACCACAGCGCGGCTTTGCAATGTCCTGGTGGTCAGAATATTACGACGCAAGCTGATGACGCCTGCATCGCGGTTCCCATCGGCGACCCAGCCAACGGATGGCGGATCATGGCCTACTGCCGTGTGTCGCAGGGGATCATCGACGACATCGCCGTCAAGACTTCCTCTACCTACGCCAACCCATCGTGGCTGACGTCTCTGGCCTGGTCGAAGATCACCGGCAGGCCAACAACGCTTGCTGGGTATGGAATCACCGATGCGCCGCAGAAAGACGGAACAGGTGCTACAGGCACCTGGCCCATAAGCGTATCTGGATCCTCAGGTTCTGTGACTGGGCAAACTGCAACTGGCACCGCACTGATTCAAGCTGCAGATGCTGGCGCGGCAAGATCGGCTATCAGTGCTGCTGCGTCTGGCTCGAATGCCGATATAGTGAGTTTGTCAGCTCTAGCTGCTATCAACGGCGGGCAGCTGGCTGGTTTGCGCAACATCATCATAAACGGCGGTATCCGAATCAACCAGCGGCAATCGGCCAGTAATGCTGACGACACTTATGCCCATGACCGCTGGTACGTTCTGACGCAATCCGGCGCCATCGCGGTTTCGACCCTGAGTGATGTCGAGAACGGCACGCCCTCAATGGCCCGGCTTACCCAATCGCAGGCTGGTGCACAGCGCATGGGATATGCGCAGATTGTCGAAGGCAGAGACTGCAAGCACCTGCGTGGCAAGCAAGTCACATTTCGCTTCGGCAGAATGCGTTTGTCGGCATCGGCCAACGTGCGCGTTGCTGTTCTTGAGTGGACCGGGACAGAGGACACGGTTACTAGCGATGTCGTTAATGACTGGACAAGCGCTAACTACACGGCAGGCAACTTCTTCATCGGCTCCAATCTGACGGTCTCCGGTGTAGTTCAGCAAGCCATGGCTGCGAACACACTGACAGACGGTGAAGAGGTCACGGTTACGCTGGGCTCCTCTTTCAACAATCTGATCGTATTCGCTTGGACCGAGGGGACTGTAGCCCAGAACGTCACACTTGATCTCGCCAAGGCGCAGCTTGAGATCGGCGGTGTAGCAACGCCTTTCGAGCACATCCCGCTGGCGCAAGAGTTCTCCATGTGTCTGCGCTACTACGAGCGGCTTGCTGGCCGAGTGACGACTGCGATAGCGTCGTTTTTTGTTGCCTACGGATGGAAAACATCCAAGCGTGTTACGCCGACTATGTCCGTGATACCAGATATCGGTTCTGGGGCGGCGGCGACTGCTGTCGGCACGGAATCCTTCTACCAGAACGCCAACAACTCGGATGTAACTTCAGCGATCTACGTCGGATCCGCGGAGTTGTGACCATGTACAAGCTGATTCATGGCTCAAGCCTAGTCCTGCGGCTCTCTGATGGCGCGCTCATACCGGATGATGAGCGCAACCTGGATCGTGTTTCGTATCAGGAGTGGCTGCAGACAAACACGCCTGAGCCAGCGGACGAGCCGCCACCGCTGACGGTCGAGCAGGAAATCCATTCCAAGCTGCAGGAGTTCGGGCTGACACAGGAGTGGCTGCTGCACAGCCACATGGCAGGTGCGCTTGCCTATGCATTGAGCCAGGGGCTTACTGAGGCTCAGGCCTATGCGGCAAACCCCGCCTACAAGAAAGCCAAGGACGCGGTGGCATGGATCGCCGCGCGGAGGGCGCAGGGATGAGAAGCGTCATCGAACTCCTGCTCGACCTGGTGCACGGCGCCATGCTGGTCTGCGCGCCTTTCCTGACGGCAGTATCCATCTGGTTGCTGGTGAAGTGGCCGCACTGGTGGCTTCTGGCTGCCGTGGCTCTGTTCTGCGCCACGCTGGTGTTCTATGGCTTCCTCATGCTGCTCGGCTTCATCATCGAGCACGGCCACCGGCAGGAGTTCGAGGCGCTCTTCGGTCAGAAGATGCAGCTGCCGACCGAGCTCAAGGCCTTCGGCTCCGTGCACCTCTACGGCATGGGCTACCCGCTGGACTACCTGCTCAACGCCACGGTCATGTCCCTGCTGCTGATTCGCGTGCCCACTGAGCACACCGTCACCGAGGCGCTCAACAAGCACAGCAAGAAGAACACCTGGAGGGGGCGTGTGGCCCGCTACTTCGGGCGAATCTACATCAACCCGCTGGACCTCAAGAGCCTGGCGCATGGCAAGCAACACATCGAGATCATGGAAGGACACTGAAATGCGCGTGCTCATTTCATTTTTGCTGGCGCTGCACCTGATGACGCCCATTGCAGTCTGGGCCCAGGAGGCCGCACGCAACAAGAACCCGCTGGACTACAGCCTCAGCCAATACGGGCTGATCCTGAGCGTCGCCCTGCTGGGTGGTTTTGTCGGCTGGTGGGGCAAGGTCCGCCGTGGCGAGATTTCGGCGTGGAGCCTGAACCACTTGATCGGTGAGTTGGCCACCAGCGCCCTGGCAGGTCTGCTGTGTTTCTGGCTCTGCGAGTGGGCTGGATTTCCGCCACTGCTCACCGCCGCGCTCACGGGCATCTTCGGGCACATGGGAACCAAGGCCATGACGCTGCTTGAAGAGTGGGGCAAGAACCATCTGCCCAAACCTGACCACAGGAGCGACACATGAAGCGCACCATCATCCTGATCGCCCTGGCCGCTGCCAGCGCAGCCCATGCCGACAACTGGATCATCGAGCAGAAGACCCGTGACGAGTGCGCCAAGGAAGGCGGCTGCGTTCTGACCATCCCGGACGGCCAGCTCATCAAGCTCAAGGACATCAGCCAGGCCATCGACGAGATCTCCCGACAGGCCTTCGAGATGGGCGCCATTCACGGGCTGGCGGCCGGCAAGCAGACCTGCGGGCGCAAGGACATCTGATGATTACGGCGGCGCAGTACTTCGGGCCGTACGCGGAGCATCCGGACGCTACGGCCGAGCGGCGCTACCACGCCACGGCCCTGCTGGATGTCGTGAACGACCTGCTGGAGGTGGCCAAGGCGGACGGCTGTGAGTTCCCGGTGAACCCGAACACCAAGAGCGTGATCGCTGGCACGCGCAATGGCGGCTTTCGGCCGCAAGACAGCAGGGTAGGAGCCGGCAACAGCAAGCACAAGGACGGGCGGGCAGTGGACATCTACGACCCGAAGCGCCAGTTTGCCAGCTGGTGCCTTGCTCACCCGGAAGAACTCAAGAAGCGCGGCATCCACATGGAGGACCCGCGCTGGACCCCCACCTGGGTGCACCTGCAGGACGTGCCGCCCGGCAGCGGGAAGCTGGTCTACATCCCCAGCACGGCCCCGGCCCTGGCCGCAGCGCCGTCCCAGTGGGAGACGCTGGCATGACAGCCCGCGTCCTGGCCATCCTGCTGGCGGTGAGCGTGGGCCTGAACCTGCTGGCGGGCTGGGCCTACCTGGGACAGCGCGACAAGACCACCGTCGCCCAGACCGAGCAGCGCCAGACCGTGGCCGTGGCCACGAAGTGCAGCGACGGCACCGAGAAGCTGGCGACGGCGGCACGCCAGCGCGAGGCCGATGCCAAGCCCCTGCGCCAGGCCGCGGCCGACAAGGCCGCAGACCACAACCGCAAGGCGGACAAGATCATCGCCACGCCGCCGGCCGTGCCCGGCGATGCCTGCGCCAGCGCGCAGGTGGAGCTGGATACGTGGTGGGCGGGGAGGGTGAAACCATGACGGCACCGCTCGACCCAGATTACGGGCGCATCTACACCAAGCTGCATTGCCTCGCACGAGGCCACGGCTTCGCATGCGTGCTGCACGGATCTGGGACCCGCGATCTCGATCTGTTGCTGGTGCCATGGGAGCCGCGCGCTGCCAATGCCGCCGTCGAGCCCATCCTGCGCATGCTGGCTGAGAGCGAGAACCTGCGGTTCGCTGATGGCGCCGAAGACATCATGAAGGCGAAGGTCGACTGGACAGACAAGCCGCACGGTCGACGGGCGGTGTCCCTGTATTTCCGTGGGTTCGGCGATCCGCGCTGGGTCGACGTGTCGGTTATGCCGGCCGAAGTGCCGGCTGAGGTCGCCCCATGATTACCGCCATCGTCCTGGCCGTGGCCGCCTTCTTCGCCGGCCAGCAGCTCGCCCCGGTCGAGGTGCGCAACGTTCCCGTGCCTGTCTACGTGTCGGTGCCCGTGGAATGCCGCGAGGAAGTGCCGGCCCGCCCCGTGATGCCAACCGAGGAGTTCACGGAGAAGCCGGCCCTGGATCAGTACGTCCGCGCCGCGCGTGCCGAGATCGAGCGCCGCGAGGGCTATGAGATCCAGCTGCGGGGTGCTCTTGAGCGCTGCACCGCCCCGATCAAATCCGAGTAGGAAACACATATGGCAACAACCGCACAAGGCATCATCAGCAGCGCACTGCAGGAAGCCGTGAAGCCCGTCACCATGCAGGCCACACAGCAGTCCCCGGCTGCCAACCCAACGCAGCCTGGTCAGCAGACCACGACGACGCCTGCGCCGACCAGCCCGACGGTGGCGGCCTACAACCCCACCAATGTGGCCGACCCCACCAAATGGGAGATCGACAACCAGCAGACGGTGGCTGGTCAGGTCAAGGCGCTGATCGACGACAACAGCCCCATCATCCAGCAGGCACGCACAAATGCGAAGCAGGCGGCCAACGAGCGCGGCCTGATGAACTCTGCCATGGCGGTTTCCGCTGGCGAGTCTGCGGCCTACCAAGCCGCGCTGCCTATTGCCCAGCAGGATGCGCAGACTTACTCGCAGGCCGCCGGCTACAACGCCGACCAGAAGAACCAGAACAACCAGAAGAACGCGCAGTACACCAACGCTGCCGCGCAGTTCAACGCCCAGGCGCTCAACGACGCCACGCTGCAGCAGCTGGCGAATGACAACCAGGTCCTGCTGCAGTCCAACTCGCAGGCCGTCGACCTGATGAACCAGGCCACGGGCGTCATCAACAACATCATGATGAACGAGAAGATGGACGCCGCAGCAAAGACCGAGGCCTCACGCCAGATCTACGAGAACCTGCGCACCAACCTGTCGATTCTGAGCGCAACGTCTTCCCTCAATCTGGCTGAGCTGCTGGGAGAGAACCCGTATCAGTTCCAGGGCGCTCCTGCTGCCGTACCTATCAGCCAAGTTGTTCCGACTGGACCTGCCATCGGTAATTTGTCTGGCCAGGGATGATAAGCTACCACAAGGAAAGCCTCTGCGATGTCATCGCCGAGGTCGAGCCGCTGCTCCGGCTTCACTACGACGAGCTCACGCTCAACAAGGACCGCGTCAAGCTGGACCCGGACTGGGAGCGGTACGCCAACCTCGAGCATGCCGGTGGCTTCCACGTGCTGACGGCGCGCGACGGTGATCGCCTGGTCGGCTACTCGGCCTTCTTCTTGAACACGCACATCCACTACCGCGACCTGCGCGTGGCCAACAACGACGTGCTGTACCTGCACCCCGAATGCCGCAAGGGCATGACCGGCATCCGCCTGATCAAGTTCAGCGAGGGCTGGATGAAGGCCCTGGGCGCCGACAAGATCACTTGGCACGCCAAGTACAGCAACGACCTCAAACAGATCCTGGTGCGCCTCGGCTACGCCGATGAAGAGGCCATCATGGGCAAGATGCTTTAGGAGCACATCATGGGATTCACAGCAGTCGCAGCACTGGCCACCGCAGGTGGCGCCGCAGCCGCGGGCGTCGCGGTCTTCACGGCCATGTCCTACGTGGGCATCGCGCTCTCGGTGGTCGGTGCCGTCACCAAGGACCCGAAGCTGGTCAAGACAGGCGGCCTGCTCTCGGTGGTGGGCGGTGTCGGTGGCGCCCTCACGGCGCCCACAGGAGCAGCAAACGCGACGGCCGGTGGCCAAGCTGCTGCCGGCGAGGCTGCCACCAGTGCCGCGGGTGAGGCTGCTGGCGCGACGATCGCCGACGCCGGGGCCGAGGCTGCCGCCGCATCGGCCAAGATGGGGGCGCCGTCTGCGGCGATCACCGCGCCGTCGGTTGCGCCCGTCACGCCAGCCGTCGAGGCCGGCAACGTGGCCATGCAGACGCCCACGGTCTCCATGGCGACGCCGGCCGCACCGGCAGCAGCCCCGGCTGCGGCCATGCCCGCCGGCGCCAGTGAGTCCGTGATGGCGGTCAAGGGCGCCGCAGCGCCGATCACGCCCGCCGATGTGTACCCCGGCGAATTCATGGGCGGTGTCGTCAAGCAGCCCGCCAACAGCTTCCTGTCAGGCTTCGGCAAGGTATGGGATGGGCTGGGTAACCAAGCCAGGGGCGAGGTGATCAAGATCGGCGGCGGCATGCTGGCTGGCATCGGCGAGCAGTCGCGCCACGAGGATGTGATGGACTACCGCAACCGCGAGCTGGCGCTGCGATCGCACGGCAGCGCAGTGCCCACCTACCGCCGCGGCATCGTGAACTCTGCAAGGAACTGACATGGACATCAAGAACCCCATGCTGCAACAGGCAGCCCAGGCCGTCGAGGCCAAGGTGCCGCCCGATCTCAAGAACACCTACCAGCGCATCATCCTGGCCGGCGAGAAGTTCATGTACTCGCCCAAGACGCACGAGATGATGATGAAGCAGATGTCTGGGCCCAACCCGGCCGAGGCCGCAGGCGAGGGCATCGCCAAGCTCTTCGCAATCCTGATGAAGGAGAGCAAGGGCACCCTGCGCATGGAGGCGGCGATCCCCGCCATGACAGTGCTGCTCTGCGATGGCCTGGACTTCCTGGAGCAGGCCGGCCGCATCAAGGTCGACGAGCAGCTGCTGGCCGCGGCCACCGAGGAGATGGGTTCCGACATCCTGCAGATGCTGGGCATGACACCCGACAAGCTGCAGCAGATGATGGCGCAGCGCGGCCAACCCGCGGCGCAACCTGCCGGCATCGTGGCTGGCGCACAAGGAGGCTGACCATGGCAGGACTCATCATGGGTGCGCTGGCTGGTGCCGGCCGCGCGATGGAGGGCGTGGGTGAGCAGCGCATCCGCGGCGCCATTGACGAAGACCTGATCCGCGTGCGCAGCGAGGTCGAGCAGGAGCGCACGATAGCCCTGGAGAAGGCACGCATGCAGATCGGCGACCAGCAGCGCCAGCAGACCCTGCAGCGCCGCCAGGAAGCCAAGACCGGCATCATCAATTCCGCCATCGGCGAGAAGTACGCCGACGCCAAGCCCGCCGACCCCAGCACCTGGACGGCCGAGCAGCAGGCTGCGGTGGACCAGTCCAAGGCACTGGACCGCAAGACCATGGAGAACGACATCAACCTGGACGTGCGTGCCGCCCTGCAGACCGGCGAGATCAGCCCCAAGGACGCCGCAGCGCTGAGCCAACGCGATGCCGCCAACGAAACACGCATGGCCATCGCCCAGCTGCGGGCAGAAGCGCAAAACGCCAGGACACAAGCGCTCTATGACTCTGCTATGGCAAGAGTAGAGGCTATGGAGGCTCGTGCAAAAGCTGCATCAGGAAGCGGCAATATTGGCCGTGAAGAGCGCTTGCGCTACACAACGCTTTTCACCGACGCCGGCCGCCGTCTTGCAGAGACACGCAAGACCCTGAGCACGCTGCAGAAAAGCGCCCTTTTTTCCATGAACTCTCAGCAAGAAGGCACCAGTGAATATGTGCAAAAAAAGGAGCTTGAAGAGGCGATCAAAAACTATCAGGAGGAGCGCTCAATGTGGCAAGGATTGCTGAGTGGCGCACCTTCCGAGAAGGGTAAGAAATTGGGCGAGGACGAGGATGCAAGCGCGGCACCTTCGCCCGCCGACCAGGCTGCCCCGGCCAACCGCCGGCCGCTATCCAACTTCATGAAGTAATCCATGCGCTTTGACTTCATCGCCGCCCGGCAAGAGGGCTACAGCGACGACGAGATTGCCGACTTCCTGGCCAAGGAAAACGGCTTTGACCTCGCCGCCGCGCGTGCCGAAGGCTACAAGACCAGCGAGATCCTGGAGTTCCTGTCCGAGCCGCCGCTGCGCCGCCTGCCGGCCGCCGAGGCGCCAGCGGTTGGCGGTGATCCGCAGTTTCCAGATCCCTACGGTGCCGAGCCGGCGAAGCGCACGAGCAGCGTGCTCGAAGGCGTCTTCATGCCCGAGCCAAAGTTCGACCCGGCCGAAGGCGAGCGCCTGTCGCGCCGCGCGGCCAACGAACCACGGCAGCCGCGCCGCGAGCTGCCGGGCGCAGAGATGCGCCAGGGCCGCGAGGTGGAGCCGCGCAGCGCCGCGCGCGCCATGGCCGACACCGCGCTGGGCCTGGGCCAGGGCGCCGTGGGCATGGTCAAGGGTGTCGCCGACAACATCGACGCCGGTGACAACGCCGTCAGCCGCACGCTGGACCAAGCCGTGCAGGGCCTGGAGTACTTCAAGTCCGACGCGCTACGCGACCAGGCTGTGCGGCGTGACGCCCTGATCTCCACCGTCCAGAAGAACCAGGGCGAGCTCGCCGCCGCACGCGCCGCGCTCAACAGCATCGGGCTCTTCCCGGCCGCGACAGGTGATGTCGCCGCGCGCGGCGCTGGTTCCCTGCTACCCACCGTTGGCATGGGCGTTGCCGGCCTCGGGCCGGCCTCGATGTGGGCCACCAATGCCCTGGCCAATGCTGGCGACGCCGCCAGCCAGACCGCCGATGCCCTGCGCCGCCTGCCGGCTTCTGAGTGGCAGAACGACGAGCGCTACCTGTCGTTGCTGAAAGACGGCCAGACCCACGAGCAGGCCGTGGCCACGCTCGCCCCCATCTACGCCCTGCCGTCCCAGGCCCTGGGAGCTCTCACTGGCTTCCTGTCCGGCCGTACCGGCTTGGAGCGCGTCATTGCCGGCCGAGGTGTCGGATCCGGCATGCGTGCACGTGTTGGCGCAGCCGGCGCCGAAGCGCTGGGCGAGCAGGCCGAGACCCTCGTGCCACAAGCCGCCGGCAACCTGATCGTAGGCTCGGTCGACCAGACGACCGGCTTGACCGACAGCCTGGGTCGTGCCGCCGTGGACACCGCCATCGGTTCCGCGCCGGGCGCCGCCATCGCCGCCGCCGCACCGGTCCGCAACGAACAACCCGTCACGGCGCCCATCGCCGCCATCGCGCCAGCCCAGACCACGGACGAGGCCATCATCGCCGCCGCCCGGGCTCTGGACGTTCAGCCCGCCGAGCAGGCCGTGGCCAACATCGAGCGCATTCTGGGAGACGCGAATGTCAGCACACCCCCTGCAGTTCCCGGAAGCGATACAGCAGCCGCTGGACGCGGGGTGGATCTCGCCGCGCCAAGCATGGATGCTGGAGTGGGAAATGACGGTGGCGCTGTACCAGCCGTGGACGCCCGAGGGCCTGCTGCTGAATTGCCTGCTGCAGACCTTCCACAACCCACAGGACCAGACCTTGATGCACTGAGGGGGGAGAATGCAGCACTCCGCAGTACGGCTCTCCAGGCACTGGAAGCCCAGCAAGTCCCAGCTGCGCCGGCTGACGCACTACCAGCTGCGCGAGGCGATGAACCCGCAGACCAGCTACCGGCTGCCGGATCCGCCCCGGTGGAAACCGGAGGGGTAGCGCCAGCCGCAACCCCTGCTGTCGAGGTCACGCGCCGCAACAACGGCACCGTGGTGCTCAAGGGCGACACCCAGCAGATCCTGGCCGCGCTGGCCACCCAGGGCCTCACTGGCATCCCAGGTAATGCCGGCGTGATCGTTGGCAAGAGCCAGGCCCAGCAGGCCGCCACGCTCTTCCAGCAGCCCGATGCCGCGCCCAACCCCGAGGAGCAGCGCGCCGAGTTTCAGGCCGCCGAGGCCAAGCGCCAGGCTAGGGCTTCCCGCCTGCGTGCCGGCGCCTTCGACAAGAACCCGATCATGGCTTTCCTGGGCAAGCACGGCATCAGTCTGCAGCTGGCCAGCGAGTTCGCGCCCGGCCCCACGGAGCGCCGCAAAGCCATCGTGCCCGGCTACGGCCCGGTGTTCCGCCGCAACGGCATGAACCTTGACCTGCTGGCCGAGCGCGCGGCCGAGGAGGGCTTCCTGCCCCCGGGCAGCCGCGACGACCGCGCGCGCTTCGAGGACTACCTGCAGGCCGACCCCCTGCTGCCCGACGACATCGAGGACGCCATCCAGGACGTCACCAGCGACCCGGCCCTGGAGGCCGAGCTGCGCGCCCTGCTGGCCGCAGCGGCTGACGAGGGCATCGACACCGAAGCCGTCCTTGAAAAAGCCGCGCAGATCGCCGAGAATGGGAACCAGGATGAATACACCCGTCAAGCCATCGCCGACGTTACCGCAGCTCGAGCAAGCCGCGGAGACACTGCTGCGCGAGCGAGTCCTGAGCAAGGGCGGCCAGCAGCCCAGCGAAAAGGCCGTGAAGCTGGCCAGCCAGATTCTGGCCCAGAAGGCGATCAGCAAGTCCTGACGGCGCCCACGCGCGCCGACGTCGAAGCCCAGCAAGACCGCGCCGCCACGGCGGAAGACCGCGACCAGCGCGAGCAGGTGCGACGCGAGAGCGAAGCCGGAGCCGGCCTGTTCAGCCTGACCCAGGAAGATGGCCGGCAGGACACGACTGGCAGCCTGTTTGACCAGCCCGAAGCGCCGCCGGCACCAGCCACCGAGAAGCCAGTCTCCCAGATGTCGGCCGCCGACCTGCTGCGCGCGGCAGCCGACAAGATGGAGGCCAAGCCGGGATCAGCCAGCTCGGATAGTGCTGACACTCAAGCCGCGTTTTTTGAGAAAGCGCTTGAGGCTGCTAAACGTGGCTCCAAACCGCTGGGCTATCTTCTCTCCGGACAAGCCTTCATTAGCGAGATCGACAATCTTCTCAAGGTCCCAAGCAACACGCGCGTTGGCGGGCAATCCGCGAATACTGTTGATGGTCTTGCCTCGACGGGCGAAAGCAGCCTCGACGGTATGCGAAGTGACGCCAAGGCGTTGCGCAACGTCATCAACAGCGAGGCCTTTCTTAATAAGGGATTCCGCGGTCTCAATGCAAAAACTCAAAGGCTTGTGTTCTCGCATGTGTTCCGTCTGATTCGTAAGAATCAAGTTCGACAGATCGTTGTTGAGCTTATTCCCGTCGATGTGGTGGACAACCTCAGTCGGGCTCAACTCACGCCCGATGGCTTCTTGAATAACCCTGCGGTGTTCAAAGAGGCGCTTTCCGGAAGCCTTGCTTCTCCGGTATCCCTTCGAGGTGACTTCGCTGATACGCTTGTGCGCGCCATCGCATACGCTGGAGCAAAAGTAAGTTCCGCTCGTGTTTTGCCTGATCTGAAAAGGCCAGCGAAGAATGGCAGTCCCGCAGTTCGTGCAGCAAACGGTGATTTTCGGCATAGGGGCAATGATACACGAGACGATGGAGAAACCGACCAGGGCGTGGCGATGTACGCGCGCGGTGGCCAGGACCAAACTGACACGCCAGCCTTCAAGAAGTGGTTCGGCGACAGCAAGGTGGTGGACGACCAGGGCAAGCCGATGGTGGTGTACCACGGCGCTGGAGACAGCATCCATTCCTTTGTAGACACGAAGGGGCGCGGCGCCTACTACTTCACGCCAAATGCAGAATTCGCTTCCGGGTTCGCATTTGATGCTGCCGACAGCATCAACGAAAATGACGGGTACGACGGAGAGTATTACAGCCAGATGGAATCCGCTGGAGCGAATACCATGCCTGTCTATTTGTCTGCTCAAAACCCGTTCGACCCACGCAACCAAAAGCATGTCGATGCCCTGATAGATGAGGCTGGCCTCGGCAAGAATGATGCCGTGCGAGACATCTGGCGCCGCAGATTCTCGGCTGGAATGTACGATGATCTTGAGCCGTATTACCAGGACATGCAGGCACTTGGCTTCGATGGCTTCTACGAGAAGGAGAATGGCGACCAGTCCTTTTGGAACATTGGCGTATTCCGCCCCGAGCAGATCAAGAGCGCCACCGGCAACCGCGGCACGTTTGACCCAAGTGACCCCGACATCACTATGGCGCGCGGTGTCATGGACGCCGCCGCCTTCCGCCGCGCCTTCGGCGCCCCGGAGCCCATGGGCGTCGACCGCACCCAGCAGATC